CCTCTTACTCCTTGATTGCTCATTTGAAATTTTGTTTAATTCTTTTTGCTTCTACTTCTGCTTTGTCTTTCATAAAGGATAGCATCATAAAACATTCGTGTACTCCTAGTTTAGTGATATTTTCAAATCTTGTAATGTCGCCTTGAGCGAGTCCGTAAATTGAGTTATACCACCCCCATTTGGTTGTAAAGTTAGATACTGCGTCAAGGCTTGTTCCTCCTCCTTGTCCAAATAACTCATCATAGTTTTCGATAAGTCTAGTCCTAAATTCCACAAAAAAAAAATTGAAGACAAGGCTGCATCCATAGGCATATCTAACATAACCTCATGAGAACCTAATTTATATTCTTCTATTGTATATTTATCTTTTACCTTGTTTACTATAGGTCTATATAAAACAGACATAGCTTTTTCTATATTTTCCCAATCACCAATAAATGTGTCCAAATCTATATATTCACCTAAAGTTAAATTATCTAATTGTGGGTGAAACCCATAATTTATTTTATCTAATTTAAAATTTGTAACCAACATTGGTTTTTGGTCGAACATTTTAGTCAATTTATTTACTATTAATTCAGTATCATTAAACTTTAATCTCATTACATCGGTTAATTTTATATTGCAAAAAATCTCTATAATCTTTGCATTTAGAAAACCTTCATCTTCTACACCTTTTTGTATTTTAAGAAAGTGTTTGTATTGTCTTAAAGTAATTTCACTTAGATCAGTTGGTATTGTAACATTGATATTCATACTTATATAACGTTTTTAAATTGGTTTTTTATACTAAGTAAATATAATAAAAAAAGGCACACCATTTAAGATGCACCTTTTAATCAAAATTAATTTACTTAACTATAACATACTTGCCTCATGACAAGTGCCACTGCAGACACCTGGGTTATCTATTTCAGCACCACATTCGCTACATTCATAATCTTTGTACTCTGGGGGGCTATACCAATCCATAATATTCTGTTTTTAATTTACCATTACGGTAATGTTCTACAATTACACCAGTTGACAAAGCTATTGTTTTGTATGGTCTGATGCTTTTTTTTATTAGGAATTTATTTATTATCTGTTTCATATTATTCTTCTATTTCGTTAAAGCAAGTATGTTCTAAACACTCACCACATAATTCATTACTTAAATAAGATGCTTCAGCACCACAACAATCGCTATACATTTATATATATGTTTAAAGTATTTAATGCTAACACAAAAAATGCTAACATCAACACTATTATTAATTCTGTTTTGTATTTTTTCATTGATAAATGTATGTTAGTGTTCTCAGCAACACCATTGCCTCTTGCTTTGCTCTTACAAGCATACATACCTCATCTCTGCCTAAGCCGTTGGCTATCTGCTCATCAATCTGGTCTATCACGTTTTCTAATTCTTTTTGCATTTTCATATCTGTTTTGTGTTGATTAATATAATACAATATAACACTTTATTAACATATAAACAACTTATTATTAAACTATTTTTTAGTGTAAAGCATATTTACCAAAGTTTGGTCTACTTAATATTGAGTATGTTGCATAACGACAAGGATCAATTATATGATTATTTTTATCATGTGGCACATTTATAGGCATACCAGCCCTATCTTCTTTCCACTTATAATTTCTAAACTCACTAATGGCGTTTGTTGAGGTTGATAGGATATGTATTTTGTACCTTTTTAATAAATCAATACCAGCATTAACACTATCCTTACCTTTAATGCTTGGAAATATATTGTGTCCCATTGCACGTAATTCAGATATAAGTCTTGGCTCTGCACTATCAGCATAAATTGGTTTACTTGTTAAATTAAGTTCTTTAAGGAATTTATTTATATCGCTGGTTGTCATTTGTGTTCTGTACAAATGTTCTTGTATATATAAATTATGATCAAGGCTATAAACCGATACAAATGTGGAAGGATCATTCGTGTAACCAAAATCCATTCCGTATGCAATTAATTCCGCATCTTGTGGTATTTGGTTTACCTCAACATACTTAAATATAGTAGCCTTACTAGCTGCTCTCTCTCCTAATCCATATATTTGCCAATATTGGTCATCTGTGTCCTTAAGCCTTTCAATTTCATCTTTAATTGATTTTTTTATAAACGGATTGTCTAAATATGTTGTTTTGTAGAAAACACAATCATCTCTTGGTATTAATTTGTCATATATCCAATGGTATTCATCTGAAGGGTTAAAATCAAGTATAATTCTGTCTTGTGTTCTAAAAAGTAATTGTTGCATATCTTCATAATACAACTCATTACCTTCATTTACAAAAAGCAAATCACGTTTCCTACCTCTAATCTTTTGTGGTTGGTCTAAGGATATAAATTCAACTAAATTACCAAATAGGTGATATTCTGAATTAGATTTATTATGAAATTGTTCACTATAACAATTATAATTTTGCAATATTGACATAAAATCACGCATGACAGTTGCCCTTAAACTAGGAAATGCTTTACGACAAATTGTTATAACCTTATTATTGTTATTGGCACAATAGTTAAATATTATCCATAAAAGTATGTTGTAAGTTTTACCAGACCTAGTACCACCTTGTTCAACTACAATCTTTTTATCTGTATTAACTAAATGTTTATATACAACATTAGTCTGTATCTTCGGTTTTATCAATTATCTCAATTTGAAAGTTAGTAGGCATACCATCAGCACCAGTTATTTCCTGCCTTTCTATATATCCTCTTTTTTTACCTCTTGTCGCTAAATAAAATTTAATTAATTGTGTATTGCCTTTTTCTATTTGCTTAAACATTTTGCTCTCTACATAATCTAATGCCACGTTGCTAATGTCATCTATTTCTTGTTTAAATAAATCATCGTTTTTATAATATTCATAAAATGTAGACCGATGTATGCCAACATTTTTACATGCAGTTGTAACCACGCCCATTGATTTTTCTAATGCAACAATTAAATTTTCCTTTATGTGTCGTTTTTTGTCGGTTTTACTCATTATATATTTTTTCAAATTTATCTGTATTTATGTTATAATCATATCCTAACTCATTTAAAACAACCTTTATTTTTTTCATAGGAAAACTTTGTGATGCGTAACCTAATGAGAATATAAAATTTTTAAATGTGTTTAAATTTACTTCATTGTGTTTAGATAAATATTTTTTTATTTCTCTTTTGCTTTTTTCTTTTTTTATACTATTAAATACGTCAGTTTTTTCTATTTTAGATAATTCTTGAAAATAATTATGTATGTTAGAACTATGGTTTTTTAATGTCAATTTGTTTTTTGTTTTATAATCGTATTCCCTTGTATTGTCTTTAATAATTGTCCTTAACATTTCTAATTGTTCATCTTGATCACCAAATAGGTATGGATAACCTTTTCCTACTAATTCGGGAAATGTACACCTATTAGGTAATACGGTTATTTGTTTATTCATTATACTCTCTGCTACACTAATGCAATATGTCTCATGTCTGCTATTCATAGTGTTTGCATGACATTTAGATAATTCTTTTAAGTAATCGCTATGTTTAGTAAATGATTTTACAATACAATATGGTTTTTTGTTTATTGTATTTATGTTGTCTTTATCTCCTGCAGTTAAAATGACTTGAAAATCTAAACCTTCATTCCATAATTGATCAAATATATTAAATGTAATTTGCCAATTCTTATATCCGTCTAACCTATGATTGTATATAAAAGTAAATTTTTCATATTTGTTAATGCTTTTTAATTCATTGGTATATCCACCAAGGTTTATAACACTTTTGTTTTCTAACATTTTTATTTTATCTGTATTTAAAATGTCTTTGGCTTCTTCCATTAACATATCATAACAATATTGAGTATGGAAAAAATTTAAGTCTGTACCTAAACTTCCTACAATTTGATCATATAAAATGTGAGTGCAAGGTAAATAGTTGGTTACCTTTTCTAAACTCCTATGTATTACATAATGGTGGTAATTGAACACTTTTGGTCTAAAAGCATCTACAATGGTATCTGGGAAGTATTTTAAATGATGTCCTTGTTCTACAACATTGTTCCAAATAATGTCAAAAGCATATTTTTTAAATATTTCTCTAAAAATATTAGAATTAAAATGTATCACTTGGTGTTTTTTACTTCTAGGCATTGGCACTTTAAGTATTTTTACCAAAGAATTTATATCGTCTTTTATATATTTTCTATTGCTGTCAATTAATAAAAAGAAATTGTATTTTTTTGTTTTTATTAATTCATTACATAATTGCTTAATAATTATATAATTGCTGTCAGCATTAAGATTATTTACTGAAAGCATTGGATATATTAAAACATTTAGTTTTGTATTTTGCATACTACATTTGGATATTTTTTAATAAAATTTTGAAAATCTATTTCCATTTTTTCATATTCATAATATGGCATAGATAAACTAATTACAACCTCATTTTCTTTATTTACATCATTATCTTCCGATATTTCCCCCTCATCAAATGTTTCTTCTAATTCTAGAACATCTAAACCCCAATCTCCTAATTTTTGATTGTCCCATCCATTTGCTAACATATCCCAATCCCATTGTCCAAAACCTACATTGTCTTTTATTATAAATTCCTTTTCTTGTTCCTTTGTTAAATTATCCGCTTTTAATATGTACACCTCTTTTAAACCAGCTTCTGTACATGCTTTTAATCTCATGTTACCACCAAGTACGACCATATCACTATTTACTACAATAGGTCTTAATTTAAGCATCTCTGGAAACTTTTTGATAGAATTTACCAATTTGTTAAATTTAAAATCTTTAATAAATCTAGGATTATCTTTATTAGATATTACCTCACTAATTTTTACCAGTTCCATATATATAACGTTATTATTTTTTATTTTTATTTAGTTTTAATTTAAGCAATTTTTTCCTTATTGCTTTTCTTTGATCACCATCTGGTAATTTATCTAAAAGTTGTTGTAGTTTTTGTATTAATTTTTTTCTATTCATAGGTGTTTGCATAAATAGCCACTCTTTTTTTATCATGTTTCACAATTTATAATTTCATATTCATTTTTAGGCTTTTTCCATTCAAATGATTTTAATAATAAATTCACTCTCTCATCATATATTTTTCTTTGTTTATTGTCTAAATGACGATATTTTATTTCATTAATAGTGAAATCTGAACTTAATTTTTTTTGTGAATTTTTAGCAATTTCTAATTTATTTTTATATTCATCTATTTTAATATTTGCCTTTTTATATTTATTTTTTATTTCTTTATATTGATTATATAATTGTTCTAATTTTGGATATTCAACATAATCTTCATCTGGGGATATTTCAAAATAAGTTTCAAGTGTAAGAAAATATTCGGGTTTATCTAACCTATATATTTTAAACATTTTTAAAGCATGTATAACTGTCGCATGATCATAGGTTTTTAATTTAGGTTGATTTCTTATATATGCAGATATTGCACTAGGTCCTAAATGAAATTTTTCTTTTAATAAATAACAAAAAAATGCCCTATGTTCTATAACGTGCCTAACTCTTGTTTTTTCAAATATATCTACACCAGTCAAAGAAATTAATAAATCGCTAATTTCCTTTGGTGATTTTAAAATTGGTATTTTTATTTTATCTTTCATTTTTGTTTGCATTTCTTTTTATATTAAATTCAACCAAATATAATTCCATTAATGGTCTAAATCTTGTAATAGATGCTATTGCTGGGTGATCTGTTTTGGCAAGTTTTGCATATTCTTTAAATAAAAAATCTAATGCCTTATAATCGTTATATGTTTTTGTAAAGGCTATTTTTATCATTTCTCTAACACAATATGCTTGTATATAAGTTTTACCATATTTTGCTACAAGATTTGATATTTTTTCCACAAGGTAAAAGGAAAATTTATGATTTTTTATAACCGATTCCCCTTTTTTAAAATGTTTGGATGTTTTACCAAAAAATAAATTAACTACATTACCAACAGATATATTATTTGAATTTTTTAGGTATGCATCATAAGCGATTTTATAATCAATAAAATTAGTTGAATAGGCTTTTAAATAATCTAAAGTGTTCCAAGGTTTGTTGCCATTGTTTAGACTTATAATTGCTTCTAAATGTTTTGTTTCTTTTTCCGTATCAACCCAATCAACTATATAAGCTGGTATTGTTTTTTGTAATAATAATTTAGCACTTTCAATCCTATGATGCCCTTCTATAACATCACCTCTTGAAGATATTACTATTGGCATCATCCAACTAAATTCATTTAATTTAGATTTAAAATTTTCTGCGTGTTTTAAAACTTTATCCCTGTTTACATTTGCCATTTTTAATTCACTTATTGGATAAAAAGCATTGTAATCTCCTCTTTTAATTTCTTGTGTGATCATCTGTTTTGATTTTAATTATTAATATTTATTGTGTTCTTAATTTTAAAAGGTTATAGCATTCAACATATTTTTGTCTTGCTTTGCCTTTATATTCTTGTTTAAATAATTCATATAATTTTTTAGTGTATTGGTATTTAGTTGTGCAATCTTTAAAATGTTTTTCTGCAAATTTTTTGCCTTTGCCCCTAAAATAGTTTACGTTGTCTGCGGTGTCGCCCTCTATCATTTGTGAATAAAAATTAAAAATTGCTTGTTCTTCTGTTATGTCTAAAATTTCTTTATGTTTATAGTGGTAATTATACATTAAACAAGGAAATTGCTTATAGTCTTTGTCAATACTAACTATCATAACCTCATTTCTTCCAATATCATCTGAAATTTGTTTCCAATACCTTGCAACCATATCATCTGTTTCTACACCATAACCATAAATACTATCGTATTGGTCTTTTACAAATTGGTGCATGTCATTTAATAATGGTGGCAATTCTTGTTTTTTTCTGTTGGCTTTGTATTTTGATGTTATAAGTTTTCTAAAATTACCTTTTGAACCACTAAAACAAATTACCTTATCAATGGTGTATTTTTCCTCTAAGTCATTTACAATTTTCATGTACTGCTGATCAAATTTATTCCTAGCATCTATAATATCAGTATAATATTTTTGATCATCAAGTGTATCTCGTTTACGATAGCAACTTGCAAAAATTAAACTATCTGCATCTACTAATAAAATCATAATGCTTCTTTAATCATTTTATGGTGCATTGCTTGTTGTTTCTTTTGTTCTTTGGTTACCATTCTTATAATTGATGGTAAATCTCTAAAAAGCTGGTCTACATTCATTACAAGTGTTTTATCATTATTATATCCAAAATATAATTCTCCATCACTACACCATAAAGTATCTGTATCATATATGTAGGTATGTGATTGTGCTTCCTCTAGTTGTGATTTTAATATTTCTATTTGTGCTTCTAGTTTTTCTATGCTGTTATTTTGTCCCATTTGTCTATTGTTATGTTAAGCCTTAAATAATTTTTGTTGTTAGTTTCTTTTACTTGGTAGTTAATCGATATGTCTGATATAGATGTGTCAGCTTCTGTATAATACTCTATTTGTTTTTTTAGCTTTTCCCAAGCTGCATCATTAACTTTCATATTAAAATGATTGTATTATAAAAGCATCATCATCTATTGGAATAAACATTGTATGCCATTCAATAGCTAATTTATCTGGAAATTCTTCCGCATCATGTTCTAAATGAAAATCTTCGAGGCTATCGTATTCGGTGTAATCACAACATAATGCAATCACATCTAATTCTATTTGCTCATCAGTATCGTCTTCATATTCTTCTAAATATTCAAATAAGGCTTTTTTTCCTTTGTAAGTAAATTGGTTTTGCCTATCCATATTATAAAAGGCATCTTGAAATTGTCCGAAAGTAATTGTTTGTTTCATCTGTTTTGTTTTAAATTAAAGTTTTTTACCGCATAAAGGGTACATTCTAGTATAAAATGATTGTCCTTTTTTGATACGTTTTTTGTTACTAAATACAATGTCTTGCATAGCAATCTCATCAATTCTACCGTAATAACCAATTTCTTTTCTGTCTGGTTTATCTATAGTAATTGAACCAATATATTTATCGTCAATCATATATTCTAAAAAATATCCTAAATTTTCAAAGTGCATGTTGTTTTGTTATAATTAATATATACAAATATAATAATAATTATTAACATATCAACATAGTTCTTGTGCTAATTTGGAGATATATTTATATTAATTTTACTTGCTTCATTTTCGGTAAGCAAATAAACTTCTTTATGCAACCTTTTTTTGGTATAAACTGTAGTGTCTGGACAATATTTTTTTTCCAATTTTGGCATTTTTAAAGTATTTAACCAATACATAAAATTTCCTTTCGGATCATTTACAAAAAATATTTTTACTATGTTTTGATCAAGTGCCATCAAGGCATCGTATTTATCTTTTTCAAGCATTTTTTCATCGTAATGTTTTTTTCTAAATTTCATTTCTATAACGCAATCTTTTCCTTTTGGTGTTTTCCCTATTGCATCATATCTTGAATTTCCATCACCACAATGTTTTAAATCCCAACCATCCATATTTAATAAAAATACAACAGCTTTTTCCCACTCATTTATTGTTTTAGTTCCCATTGTTCCAAATTATGTTTAGTTCTTTTATCCATAATTTTATTTTTTTTGGATTGCAAGTGCATGGCTTTTGGTATTTATGGTTATAGTAAACACTATGCAAATGGCATATAAGTTCAAACTCATTAGGTTGTAAGGTGCTTTTTGGTTCAGACCTAAATTCACTCCAGCTTTTAAAATCTTGTTTATTGAATTTTACCATCTATCTATTTTTATTTGGTTTAACTTTTTTCTTCTGTTGTTACAGTCGCATTTAGTACCTCTTAACTTGTGGTATTTATCTACCAGGTATTTTATACCAGTATATTTAGTAAAGTAATAAATAATGTTTCCTATTTTCATAATTGTTCCCTTTTTATATAATATGCTTTTGTCCAACCCATTTTTTTGTTTTCCCATTTACTTGTGTCATCGTAATCTACAAAATAAAACTCTGCTGTTTCTTTATCAGTTATGTATATAAACCAATATTTATCTATAATTCCTTTGCCTTTATGGTGTGCTTCATGATTAACTAATAAATGCGCCTTTGGAAAGTGTATTGTTGTTTTGACATCAATTCTTTGGTTTTTAAATACAAAATCTGCACTTTTTGTAGGATATGGGGATAATAATTTTGCCATTTTATATTCAACATTATTATTGGTTAAATAATCCATAGCGATTAATTCACCTAATAAACCAGTAGTGTCCACATATTCATTTTTTTCTCCTCTATCATATCTTGGTTTTTTTTTCATTAACTCCTCACTTAAAACATTTCTAGCATTACCAATTTCTTCTGCTATTTTCCAAAAACATTTAGGGAATTTGTATGTGATCATAATAATTTTTTTAATTTATTCTTAACTTTGTTATATGTATTGTATAAGGAATAATAATGTATAAGGCTTTTTCGAGAAAACTCCGCAATACTTTCACCTTCATTTATTATCTCAAAAACTTTGCGATCATACCAAAACATTTTGGATAATTCATTTTGTATTTTATTATATGGATCGGTAAAATTTACATCTGTGGTAGTTAAATGTAAATCATCCATAGAAACTATTGTTATGTTTTTACCTTTTCTTTTTAAATCATAAAACAAAGTGCGTAAAGTTTTAAAAATATAATAGTAATTT